ATCAACTGCTGTGCAGTTTGTATCTGCATCTTTTACGATTGCATTTAAACTTTCGTCAAATGCTAATCCTGATTTATTATCTCGCATTGCCATTTTTATATCCTCCTATAATGATTACGAACCACATTGTAGAATTTGAATAGCTTCTGGTAAAATTACCTGTCCACCAATTCTTCTTCTTGCAATGTATCGTACATTTCCTGATGTTGCCTGAGTGAATGGATCTCTCATTACTGACATTTGTACTCTGTCCACAATTAAGTAACCTCTTCTAAAATCACCAAAAAATACTGCTTTGGCATTAGAACCTATATCAGCAACATCTGTTGCTTCAACATAAGGTGCACCTAAAATTGTGTTTGGTACTCCTACCTGTAATGAAAATCCTGCTTGGAATACATATTGACCAGAACCATCTTGAAGCTTTCTTACTGCCGCTAAAGTTGCTCTGTTAAATATAAATGTTCCATTTCTAGAATAGTCAGGTTTTACAGCATGATATAAACTGATTAGTGAATTAGCATTGAAGTTTGCTGATACACCTGATGCAGTTACACCAACTGATGAGTTTGTTACTATTCCTTCAGGTTTTCCAACTGAATTACCACTTACGAAAGCATTACCTTCAGCTTTTGCAAACTGTTCTGTAAATTCACTTGTCATTTCTTGTTCAAGATTAAAGACTGAATCTTCTAACTCTTGTTCTGAAATGTCAACTAACGCATATAATTCATGAGTTGGAATCTCCTCTAAACCAACTTGATAGCCAGTAGTTTCACTTCTAGTTCCTTGTTCTGCAACAAAAGTTGCTGCAAATGTACTTGTTCTTTTTGGAATTTGTACAGATCTATTAGTTGTGCTTCTAACTCTAGAAATTGATCTAATTGGAGATATTTCAACAATACCTTTGATTAACTCTCTCACATATTCTGGTGGAGCAAGATAACCAGCAGTATTATCGTTTGATGCTGTTAGGACTTTTATTTCTTCTGGTCCTAATGCTTCTTTTCCTTTTCTTAACCATTTATCAAATACCTTTTTCTCAATTGATTCATCAGCTTTTGCTGACATATCAAATCCAGGTCTTGATACCATAGTCTCGATTTTATTAAGCTTCTCTTCTTGTGCATCTTGTGCAAGTTTAGCTTTAGTCACCTTTTGGTTTACATCTTCTAAATCATCAAGTGTTTTTTCAATTCTTGATAACTTTTGAGATGTAAGAGTATCAGCAGAACCAGTTTTTTTGATTTGCTTGATTTCCTCTTGGTGAGTTTTTTTAAACTCTTCAAAAGCAGTTCCGAGTTGCTCAACAGCAGATTTGATTTCATTATCTACCATCGTATCCTCCTATTTGTTTTTAATTATGTCAGTAACTTTACTTAATAAAGATACTAACGCCTGTTTAGTATCAGCCTCTCGCTGATTTAGAGATTTAGATAAAGCTTTCGCTCCTATTTTACTCTCTGTTCGTGATAGACCTCCTACCTCTCGTAAGATGTCTTCCCATTCACGAATACTTTTTGAGTTACCTTTTACTGATTCAATTACAGCTTCCTCATTCATAGGAAAGGTAACTAAACTGATTTCCATAAGATCAACTTCTTTTAGAGTTCTTATACCTCTTTTATTTTCATTGTATCCTTGTTTTTGTGGATCAGCTTTAAAACCGATAGACATACCATCAAGAGCACCCATTTTTAGTAGTTCATAAGTTTCTCTACCTTTTTGAGTCCCCATTGCTAATTTGCCTTTTACAAATAAACCTTTTTGATCTTCATATATTTCTTCAAATACACCGATTGGTTCATCTGTTTTATGTTGAAATAACATTTTTACTTTTGATGGTGGTCTTTCTTGTAAAGATTTTGTAAAAGCACCTTTTTGTACTATATCATTTCCTTGATCTTCATTTCCAAATATAGAACCATATCCTGTAAAAATTCCTTCATTATCTGCTTTTACTTCTGATTCAAAAATTATTTGTTTAATTTCTGTATCACATTGACATTCACCATCATCATCACAATGAATATGTGATTTTACAGGTTTTTTGTGCATACCCATTTCTTCTAATTCATCTTTAGGTTTATTGGGTTTTTCCTCATCAGGTTTATGTGCCCCTTTATCTTTCATAGCTTCTTCGTAAGAATCATGACTACTACATGGCATAAACACTCTTTTGCCATTATCCATTAATGAGTGTGTACCTGTACAACCTATTTCTTTTGCTCTTTCTGTTGCTTCATCTTCTGTTGCAAACATATCTTTATCTTTATGTGAACCTTTTGGTTTATCATCTTCATGACCCATTTTGTCATCATCATCATGATATGATTTATCTTTGTCTTTATCTTTATCTTTTGGTTTTTTATGATAACCTTTTTCTATTACACTCGTAAGTGATTTGATAGCATCTGCCATTCCTTTTACTTCATCCATTGAAATTTCCTCCTTTTTATTTCTCTCATTGTACAATGCATTACAAACTGCAAATCGTTGTCCTCTTTCTGGGAAATCATCAACAGATGTTTTATCTCCCATACATCTTTCTAAAAAATCTTCTCTTTTTTCCTTATCATTCGGTTTAACTAATGGCATTATTTGTAAAACTTAAATATTATTTTTTCTTTTATCCAATTCCATGAATCTATGAAGAAATCTTTAATATCATATCTTTCACCCACATAATAACCAACAGCAAAACCAATAATAAAAATTATTAAATATTCCATAATATACTACCTCTACAAGAAATCTGGCGTTGTGTAAATAGATACACATCGACAATTTATAGTTTCTTGTGGCGAACCAGAAGGGTCACCTGGATATTTTAAAAGTTCACCTCCAACAGTAAATCTTTCTTCTAATCCAACCCTTTGACCATTTGCCACTAAATGTGTAACTCTGGTTCTTGCATCCCTTACAGCTACCCATTCTTTTTTAGTACCAGCAATGTTCATACTTTCTGCCGCTATTTCATTAGCAAAACTTGCTGTTCTATGTACTTCTGTTCTAGCAATCAAATTTGCTCTGTAAGCACCCATTCCTACAATAGTATTTCTTAATATATTGCCAGTTTCAGGTATTGATTGACCATCATCAAAACTATCGCTTATCACAGATTGAATTTTATTTCTAGTGTTTTCGTTAATCTGTGTAACTAAAGTACCAACATTTGTTTCTATATAAGTATCAAGTCTTGTTTCAAATTCTGTATCAAAATCTTTTACGTTTTGTGTTTGATTAAGGAAATAATTTTTAAAAGCATTTGCAACAATTAAATATTGCACTCTCATAATGTTTTTTAAAATATTTGATGAGTTATTTATTCTTATATTAACTAAAATATTTGAACCATAAGAATAATCTTCTTTTAAATTATCACCTAAATCAATAAAATATTTTTTTAATCTTTGTTGCCATTGTTTTATAAATGGTTCTCTTAATCTATTTTGTCGTAACCATTCACGTCTTTTGACATTTTTAAAAATTCTTAATTGGTTTTCTCTATAAATCATTAGTGTAAAGTTGTATCTATTGGTCTAATAACATCTGTAATATCTATGTTTTGTGTAACGTAAATATAAGTTGCAATATTCACTGCATCATTTTCTGTTAAAACAGGACCAATTTTTACAACAACCTCATGGTTATCATCATTATCCTTTTCTATAAATAATCTTGAAGTTAATTTACTAAACATATTGACCTCATGTAGCTAGTGGATGTCCACTAGGTAATAGGTCAAGATCAAATTTACCACCCTGAAATCTACCAGTTCTAACTGCAAATAAAAACGCATTGACTCTAGCGTATGCCCACTGGTCTTCACTTCTAACTCCTGGTCGAACAGATGCTGGATTATTTCTATATGCTCCTACACCTCTTCTAAAAACTGCACCTAACATTCTTAACGTAACTCTTTTACCTCTTTTATCACCATGTTTTTCGTTATGTTCATCAACTTTCTTTTTAAGAGCTTCTTTTACTCTAGCTGTTAATTGTTTTTCCTCATCAAACTCTTGAGTAGCTTCTATCTCAATCAAATCATCATAGTTTTTTCTACCCTCTTCTTTTTTGATAACTTCTAAAATAACATCTTTCATACCTTGTTTGCCTAATACACCAATAGTTCCCCATTTCATTTGAGCAACAACACCTGCTATACTAGAAAGATTTGGTTCCTTAGTCCCACTTCTAAATTGTCTTCCATCTCTAAAGTGTCTAGCAATCCAAGCCTCTCTTTCTTTAATCCAATCAGTTACACCTTTAGAATCTGAACCCTCTCTTGCTCTACCCCATAACATGAATGCCTCATTCCCTCTGATGTTACCACCAGCACGCCATACTTTATTGTTATCATTTTTAACATTCAGAGCAAAATTGTAATCAAACTGCGGATATTGACTATTTCTTAATGTAATTTTTTTATTATCACCTCTTGTTGGAAAGTTAGTTAAATCATTTTTTTCATCAGGTACTTCTACTGGAGCATCTGGATCTGTTTCAATTACTTCTTCTTCTGGTTCTATTTCTTCAGATGCTGATGGTTGACTTTCATCACCAGCTACATTTAAAGGCATAAGAGTTGCAGGAACTAATAAACTATCAGCACCATTAATTGTTTCATAACCCAATTGTTCTCTAGCTTCATTTCTTGTAAGAATACCATTTTGCACACCTTGTGTTACAGATTCAAAGACTCTACGTCTTTGTTCTGCCATTGCTGGAATACTATCAATATTATATCTTATTTCTAAATCTTCACCAAATTGAGGAGTTAACCACTCATTTAAATCTGACTGAACCCTATCTAGTAAAGGTATAATTGTTTCATTATACAATGCCAATTTAGCCTCTGAAAAATTAGAATATGTTTGTGAATCTGGGATACCTATAATTTGACTTGGTACACCAAATACTAATGCAATATCTTTTGCACTCATGTGTTTTAATTGTGTGAAGTCCATATCTTTTGGTGATAATCCCATTTCTTTCCAGTCAAAATCACCCTCTAATAACATTGGTTTTCCTGCATTTCCTGTACCTGAAAATCTTTGATTCAAATCATTTACTAATTGATTTCTTTGAACATCAGAAAGTTGTATTTGTGCACCTGTTTCATCTTTTGGTTTAAAAATAACAGCACCACTAGGTCTTGCACCATTTTGTAATAAATTTACATTATGTTTATTTGCAAGGTTATGTTGATCAATATCAATACTTGATGACATAATAGGACTCATTCCATAAAAATCATCTAATGGGTTAAAAAGTTTTATATGTTTTATTCTAGATTTTCCTGTTGCTTGATCTACTTCATAGTTTTCTACAATTTGACCACCAATTATATATTGATAAGATTCTGGAGTTGCTCTTTGTCCAGCTTTTATTCTTACTCTATCAGGTCTTAAATTGTATAATTCTGTTGGAGGTGCATTATCTGCGCCTACACCTAGAACATAACTGTTTCCTGATATTTGCAAGTATGCATAAACTGCCTGAAAAAATTCTACCTGTGAACACATTGGACTAGGGTTGTAAAGTAAATCTAACAATGGATGCTCATCTAACTCTTGATCACCTCTAAATAAATTAATTTCTACTCTACTAGCACTATTTGCAATTTCATTTATACATCTATATACTATTGCATTTTGTTGATAACCCTCTCTAGCTAACTCATCATATTTTGCTTTATAAGTTACAGTTGTTCCTAAACTATTATAATAAACTATTGGAGCTTCTTTTATTTGTTGTTCATCTTTCTTTTCAGAAGTGAAAGCTTTTCTTATATCATCAATTATACCCATCTATGTAACTCTCCATAATGCTTTCTTTGTTGTTTGTAAGCAATCATATAATGTGGATAAAACATCAACTTGGTCATCATGTAAATCACTTACTCCTGTAAAACTCATAATCTCCTGTAAGAACGCATTTGTAAAACTTTTATTCTTTGGAATAAGTATTCTACCATCATTCCATGCAGATGCAACTGGTTGTGCTCTTACAAACTTATCGTTTCTAGCAGGTCTTGAAATAATATTCAAGCTATGTTCTTTCCTCATAAAATCAACAATTCCTTTTTCTGTACCTCCAATATAAGCATAAATTGGTGATTCAAATGTATCCTGATATTGTTTTATTATAGTTGCAAAATGAGTAGCTTCTACCTGACCCCTCCACACATCAATAATATAAATTTTATCATTGTAATATTTTGCAACACCTGCAACAGAAAAATCTGAATATGTTTTTGTAGAGTATGCAAAATCAACACCAATAATAGTTTTACCTCCTTCTGGTAATTCATCATAAAATACAGGGTCCTTAAATACTTTTCCCCCTTTTATAAAAGGTTTTTGTTGATACATTGCCTGCCACCAAAACTCTCCAACTGCTCTTTTTCTTTCTTCTAATATCTTTTTTGAATATCTACTTTCCCATAAAGCTTCTCCTACCTCTCTTCCTAAAGGGTCATTTGGTTCAGCAATTGCAGGTAAATTTACTACATCCCATTTATCACCATCTAATTCTGCTTGTTTTAATAGTCTTCCAGCTAGATCATCTACATGCCATCTAGTCATAATAATAATGATTGATGATTCAGGAGCCAGTCTTGTTGTTGCAACTGATTGAAACCAATCTAATGTTTTATCCCTATAAACAGTACTCATTGCTTGTTCATTGTTTTTAACTGGGTCATCAATAATAAAAACATTTGCCCCTCTACCAGTTATTCCTCCACCTACTCCAACACAATACATAGAACCACCTTGTTCTGTTTCCCAATTTCCCTGAACATTAATAAATGGATTTCTTTTGACACCATAAATTTTTGGAACATATTCATCAAATACTTCTTTTGCTCTTCTACCCCATGATACTGCAAAAGATGTTTCATAACTTGCTAATATCAATTTATTATGAGGATGTGTTGCTAAATACCATGCAGGGAAATACTTTGATGTAAATTCTGATTTTCCATGTTGAGGTGGCATGTTTATAAGTAATCTTTTTATTTTACCACTCGCTACTTGTAACAATTTTGTATTTAAATATTGAAGATGTTTCGGAAACTGCCAAGTAAAATTACTTGACATCATAGCGAAACCACCCGGCTGACTAGTTGCTATCTTTAATTTTTGATAATAATCTAGTTGCAAGTTCTGCTGATTCTTCATCTTGTCCTATCCTTTTTATAAATTCATCTTCAACATTTGATGTTTGATCTATGTTTTCTTTTGATACCTGACCTTTTGCTACTCTTTCAACTTCTGTAAGCATCTTGAATGGATGAGCAATCTTTGAAACTATTGCAACTAATTCAACATCTGAAAGTGTTTTGAAATCTAATTCTTTTTTTTCTTTTAGTCTTTTTAATAATTCTTGTGCTGGTGTTATGAGTGAATATGTCATTTGTAAGGCATGACTTCCTTGTCGTTTTCCCATTTCCTCAATCTCTGCTTTCATAGCATTGTATCGGATTTGTGCTTGTTGTTTATCAAACTTATCTACTCTTGATACCCAGCCATATTTAGATGATAATTTTTCTATTTCACGAACAGATATTTGAACTTCCTCTGCAACTTTCTTGAGTGTTCTTTTATATCCCATATTTTGATATACGAGATAAAACTCATAGTGTTTGTTTGATTCTTCTGTTTCTTTTTCTATCATAGAAGTTATTAAAAGCTATTAACCGAACTCTTACCGAACTTCTACATCAAGATTATTTCTTTTGCAAACTTTCAAGCATATCTTTATATTCACATTTCATTTGAAGTGCTTTTTCATAATCATCAATCAATTCAAAGTTGTGTGAACCTACTGCAACTAATTTATCTTCAATACTTTTCATAACAAATTCAGCTTCTGCAATTTTACCTTGAAGTCTTTTGATTACTGCATCTTTAAGTATCATTGGTCCTCCTTTCATCATCTTTTTTCATGCAATCATAGTGTGCATAATCTTTAGAATAGAAAGCAACAAAGGATTGTTTTGAACTTACATCTTGATTACAATATTTACAGAGTGCAATATATCTGTCCATATCCTCTAATTTGCTTTTACTTTTTGTCTTTTTTTTCATGTTCTTGTTTTGTTCCTCCTTGATGGAGGCGAAACTCCTGTCTTTCCTATCTTATTTATCTAATAATAATTAATACTTTTTATTGACAATTATTACCGATATGATATGATTAGAGTATAACAAAAGGAGAAAAAAA